GTATTTATTTTATTCTTAAATCCTCGGAATAGTTCAATTCTATTTGAAGCTCCTGACATCCTTTCAGCGGCAAAGATCTGTACTCTTGTTAGACCAGGTAGCATGGCACCATAAGCAACGACCACTTTCAAAAATTCAGATAAGTGTGATCTTAGAAGACTTTTTACGGGAGACATAGCATAACCACATCCCGCGTACGCTTCGACCATACAATCTACTATTAAATTAAAATGCTCCTGAGTGAAGCCAATAAACTGTAAAACTTGATAACTGTCGTCCCCTAACGCCTTAAACACTTCCTCTAATAGCGATATATGATTTGTATCACAGAAATGTTTCAGTAGATACATAACCGTATGCCTTAAAGCGTCGTTAGTTAAGGAATCAAGTGCCGCAGTTAACTTTTCACCAGAATTGACTCCATCAACTTGATAGAGTTTACCATCGGGATATTTATAAATTGCTGATGCGTGTTTAACCATAAGCTGTCGCCATACAAGTCCAATGGCAGGCCAGCCAGGGTAAATTGCCTCACGGAAGAATCCTTGCTCATATAATTCCATTATAGCTAGCACAACAGCTACTCGCATGTTGCGCCAAACTTGTGTAGAATCAAAAGCGGATGCATCTCGATTTGACATATAATAACCCTGACCTCTCATGGAAGTATCCATTTCGTCACGATGATCAAATAGCTTTCTACCTGAAACATTCATCTGCAACCACGGATACACACCATCCTCCATTAATGTTTTATAAACTGCGTGACCTATATGACAATCTACTGCAAATATAGCCATGTTAACAATCGAAATCATTCTAGCTTGTCTACCAGGAACCTTACGATAAAACACCATCCCAGGATTCTGCACAGTATGTGCATTCAAGAAGGACTCATAGGTTAAATACTTGTAAGGTTGTGACAATAATAGAAACGATTTTGATGTTCCAACCATATCAACAGTACGTTTATATGTACCACGCGGATTTGTATAGTTAAAAGTTACTTTATTTGACTCACCACCTGATTGTCCAGTGACCTGTGAAAACAGATTCACTACAGACTCAGGACCAGTGGTCACGTATTCTTGTTTTAATGCATTATGAAATACGTTCAGCCAGCTTTGATAAAGATAAGGCAGAAAAACGTTGTCAAGTAAGGGCGGATTTTTTATTTCATTTTTAGCGCTAGCTTGTTTAACGAAACTGACTTTAACATTAGTGTAATTGTAACCGGTAAATCCTTCAACAAAGAATAACTTAGCACAAAGTGACAAATTCTCTCTTGTAACCGGTGCGGAAATAATATATTCTAATGTTTCAGTTAACCGAATAAGGCCTTCGCTACGTAGGTTAAAGAATGATTGCTTAATTGTTTCTTCAATGTAATTATACCAGTAGATGTCAGCCCTCATATCTGGAATTTCTGCTAATTTAAAGAAACGTGCATCTCTCTGACTTACAGAGACATATCCCATACCATTAGTAGATTTGGTAAATGCCGCTGATACCGGAGGAAACACATTTTTCTTTATAACATCAAGTCCAATATATGGATATTTGAACAAATAAGAACTTAACTCGAATTGTAGTGCTTCTGGAAATATATTGTTAAGATCAAACCAATAAGAGTTAATAAGTATAAAAACTCTTTTTGCGACCAAAACATCCGCACAATGCAGTTCGAGTGCATTCTTTTCTACTTTTTCATTGAATCCATCATTAATCAAATCACCCTTCTTCTCTACGTAACTATTTGCAGCTAAAAATTCATAATAACCCTTAAGTAATTGCAAACATTTGTTACTTTTAAATTTTTGTTTAGTGTCAATTAAATATAATGATAATAAAACGTTTCTTAATCGAGAATGAAACCCCGTCGCCATATTATTAATATACTCGGAGAGACTCCTTTTCTGAGTAACACTCATCAAATTGAAGTTATATGAATCAAGTAACTCCTCTTTTTCAAAGTCAACCCCTGCTGGATCTTTCAACTCAAGCGTGACCGGGATTGATGATATCCCCATATCAACGAGAAGTTGATATATACCACACCCTTTGTCAATTGAATCCGCGTAACATTGTAGGGTTTCAGAAAATTCGTATAAATTAGTATCATCTTCAGTTATGTTTTTATAAACATTTCTGAAAGAATCAGCGATGAAGGAAATTCCTTTAGA